CTTCTACCTTCAATATCTAATTTTTCGGTAACAATTGATAGTATTTTTTCTTTGTATTTATCTCTCAATAAAGAGTTAGATAAGTCAAAAATATTTTCATTAACTTGGAAAAATTCTTTTTCAAAAATACCTGATTTTGTTTTACCTGTTAAAAGATTCTTTAGAGCTTGATTGTCTTTATTCTCTTTTAATAAATTTTCAGCGATTGTTAAAATATCGTTATAAGAAACTTCTGTTTCAAGTATTTGAGGAAAAAATTTAACTAAAGTTTTTTCACCCAAAAGATAGATGCCTTCAATATTATCCGATTTATCACCAATTAATATCTTCAATGTCTTTACGTTATAGTGTGGGTACTCAAAGTCGTCAAATTTAATCTTATCCCCCTGTTTAAACGTAGCTTTAACTGATGGTGAGTATACTGACACCTTTTCGGAAATAAGTTGTGTTAAGTCTCTGTCTGATGAAAAAATAAGTTTATCTTCATTTTCAGATACTTGACAATAATAAGCAATTAAATCATCAGCTTCTCTTCCACTAATCTCTAATTGTCTAATATATACTTCTTCCAAATACTGTTTGATACGATTTTTTTGTTTTATGTAGGACATAAAGATTACCTCCTCCATAACCAATCGTCGGTTTTGTTTGTATTTGGGATAAAGAATTCCACGTAAACTCGTGGAATCTTCACCATCCCATAATACTACTACCTTGTCAAAGTTTTGTTCGTTAATAAATTTACGAAGTGTATTCATAAAATGATACAACGCTCCAATGTGTTCTCCATTGTGGAAGTAATCCTTCACACCATGAAACCCAATTTTCATCAGATTGTTTCCGTCAACAAGTAGTGTTTTTTTCACGAACTAAATTAAAATGGTTCGTTTGTAAAAGTTTCTTCAGTCTCATCAAGAGTTATTTCACCTGTTCCTGTAAGTATTGCGTTCCAATATTGTGAATACTCTTTTTTGTATATTTCAAGAGCATCTTTATCGTCAGCAATATAACCTTGTGCGGTTGCAATAATCTTACCATCCTTATATCCTAATCCATTGATATGGTTCTTTAGGACAGATATTTTAGTTCTGATGGCATAAGATACCGTTCTACCGTTTTTAGTTGCCGTAATGTGATTGATACCAGCGTTTTTCTGATTACCAAACAAGAATACAAGAGCTGATGCCAACCAAAGAGCCTCACCACCTTTTGCCTTAATTGTTGGTTGTCCAAATGGATTATCAGGTAATTCAACCCAAGGTTGATTTACTACTACCATTGTGTTTGTATATGGACAATCTTCTTTACGAGATTTGGTAATACGAGCTTGGATGCCCATACCAATTTTATCTGCCAATACAGATGCGTTGTGTTGTTTACCACCTTTACCATCAAAGGTCATCTTACATGGTACTGAACCAACTGAATCCCAAAGGAAACAAAGAGAATAAGGAATGTTACCTTTTTCTTGTTCGTCTAATAGTTCGTTGATGTAATCTGTTACTTGTTCTATGTAGTCAAAATTATCGTTAAAAATAAACTGACCGTCCCATTCACCATCAACCATCTTAGCTTCAAGACCAAGTTCTACTGCGTGGTCCCAACTCCATTTTTTCTCGGTGATAACAAAAACAGGCAAATGCCCCTTCTTCTGTACAGACACAGCGGCTTTGACAAGCGCGGTCGTTTTCGAAGAGTTTGAGTGACCCAAAAACATGTTGATGTTACCCAAAGCAGGACCAGGTATACCGCAACTATTATGGAAAGCTTCACCGACTTCATAAAAGTCTGTTTCTTTATATTTTGTTTTTGTGGAATATTTGTCTTTGATTGCATCTAGTGAAAATTCTTTTTTCTTTATTGCCATAAATGTCTATGATTTAAATTGTTTGTTGTTTAAAAATAACAAAGGGTAGGCACTTTGTATATACTTGTACCTACCCTTTTATAAATTAGAATGGTAAATCACCATCAGGTTCTGCACCCGCCTGTGGGTCAACATATGAACCACCGATAGTACCTTCATCAGATGAACTATCACCATAAACGTATTTACCTAAATCAGATGACCATCTTGGAGTTTCTCCACGAGCAATCGCTTCCAAATATTCAACAGGTTTCTTAGAGTAAACATCCATCCAAGTAAGTGGGTCTTCAGTCCAAGCCTTAGCCGTCTCAGCATCTGTGTGAACAGGTGTTGGGTCGTCATGCATAACAGTCTGAATAACCGTGTAAGTCGCACCTTTTGGTGTCTTTGCCTTTGTCAATTCTATAATAAGGTCACGTCCACTAACAGGGTCAGTGATATCGCCTTTAGCCTTCCAAATCGGAATGATTTTGTCAAGGATACCTTCGTTCTTGTAATTGTGTTTAAAACGCCAGAACTTAACTCCGTCCGCTTCGTTATCACGGTCAACTACTTTAACGATATAGAATTTACGTGGCTTGTATGCCTTTGCAAGTTCTTTATCAGACTCTTTACCTGTTGACATTAATTCGTCATGAATTTCAGTCAAAGGTGAACGCTCGTTGTCGTTCTTTCCTGGGTCATAGATTTTATTCCATTTACCCTCAACTTGTACTTCGTGGTACCATACTTCTTTGAAGGGTGATGACCCGTCAGGTGTAGGTAGAATACGAAGACGTTTCTGTCCTGAGTTCTCATTTTGCATCAAGATTGCTGCAAAATATTTTTTCATTCTGTCTTCTTGAGACATTTTGTTTGCAGAGTTACCTCCACTTTTCGCTTTTTCATACTGTGCGAGTACAGCATCTAGGGAATTTGTCGCCATTTTATGTGTATAATTTATTAGTTAATATTCAAGTATAAGTGTGTCAGCCGTGATAGTCAAATTTGAAATTTAGAATTTCAAAGGTTTGTATTGTGATTCTTCTCCGTAATCGTTGAAGGTTGTTTTAATTTCTGAGGGTGTATAACTTTCAACTTCATCAGTAGTTAAAACATACTCATTTTTTCCCGATTTTTCCATGTCTTCTTCTTTATCGACAAAGAAATCAGATAATTTTTGATTAAACGGTCCTGAGTCTAAACTTCTTAATTCAAGTTTTTCCTGTGGAGTTTTATCTCTATATTGTTCAATCTTTGATTCGATATCATTTAATTTTGTAAAAATACTTCCCATATCATTTAATTTTGATTCTAAATTAGAAAGTTGATTAAATAGATTATTAAAATATTCTTCTTGTTTTGTTTCAATATTTTTTTGTGATTTTACTAAATCAGTAATTTCTAATTCTTCAGTACCTGTTTCTTCAGAACCTTCGTCCCCAACTTTTTCAACATCAGGGTCATTTGTAATATCAACAGGTTCCGCAGTTGGGGGTGTTGTTGCAGCAGCGTCCGCACCTGCAGCAGGTGGTGGTGGTGGTAACGCACCTGCAGCAGGTGCTCCCGCTAATGGGTCATCCCCAGGGGCAGGAATTTCTGGTGGTAATCCAGCCTCTTGTTCAGTGATATAATTATTAATTTTATTATATCGTCTTAATTCTTCTATAATTGTTTGTGATATTGCCATTTTAACCGTTTAATAATTGTTTGAAACCTTGTGTTGTTTCTACGTTTATTTTTTTATTAGTATAAAGAGTATTGTTAACTCTTTCAATTAAACCATCTTTCATTCTGATTGTGTAACAATCTCCAGTATCTAAATCACAAACTTCTTTGAAACCATTACCTTTATCAGTTTCAGTAATTCTTGTGCTTTTTCCAAGATATCTGTCTAAAATTTCTTTAGTGCCCATAATTGTTTTTTATTATAAATATATCTTTATTATAAAGATGACACTTTTCCGTCAAAATACTTTTTAATTGTTTCTTGTAATTTATCTAATTTAGTTTTATTAGTTTCTTTAAATGTGTCATAATCAATATCAGTTTTATATGGGAAATATTCTAAATAACATTTTGCAAATTCTTTTGCATATTCTACAGAATTTGCAAAGTTTATTACTTTATTTTTAAATATTTTACCAAACCTAGCATCTAATAATTTTACACTGTTTTCAGGTGTACTAAAAACAAAATAAGGTTGACTCACACTATTAATCTCTAAACAAATATATGATTTATCAATTATATATTGTTTATTAGCTCCACCAATAATATCAGTAGTTACAGGTATATTAGCTAAATTATTATTATAAACTTTTAACCCACTACCACTATCATTTTCTAAAAGTATTAAAGTATAAATTAATTTTTTTCTTTCATTATCAGTGATATATTCTTTAATATAAGTTTCTACTTGAAAATAAGTTAGTGTTGTTGTAATTATTGCGGTAACCACATACTCAGTAAATGTTGCACCACTAGGTTCACAGTTAGCGGTTGACGGATTAGCTTGTTTATCAATGTTATCAATAGCAATTGCTGAAATTTCACTTTGTGTTCTATTTGGTAATGGATTAATAGTATTCTGAGATGTTTTACTCTCTTGTATTATATTTTGTAAAAGTTCTCTTTTAATTGTTTGTAACAATTGGTCAACAGTTGGTAAAGTAAATACCCCCATTCTTGTACCAGTAAACGTTGTTTCAAAATTACCAATACTTATTGAGTGTGAAATACTTGTAATTAAATACGTACCTCCAAATAACGGCA